CGCGATGCGTCGTGTGAGCCAAAAGGCTTAAATCCCCAACCACCAAGACACCAAGGAAGGAAGTGAGGAATCTCAGCTAACCAAGGCCGAGACTCACACTCATCTTTCAGCAGTCGTTTCCAGTTCTTATATTGTGCTTCAAGTACGGGACCTTGTATATCCAGAGGAAGAAATTTCTTATGTTCCTCCATACACGAGGGTCCCTTTATTAACCTAAGCATCGACAACGTCGAGTCCGTTGAATCAGGACCAATATCGAACGCCATAACACTCTTTTCAGAGAAATTTTGTAAACCAAGGTTTATATGGCGCACCCGTTTGAACTTCGAAGGGAAACGAACATGGATTTCACCATCATCTAAGAAGAGGTCTTTTTGATACTCGTCGACATACTGGAATAAAACTGAATTAATTTCAACCCAGGTCTTCGAGCGTCGATATTTCCCATAACTAGGGATAAGTCCGACCTCAATTCCTATTGATCTCCATGCATCGTGGCCAACATCGTTCGTGATAAATAAACAATCATCCCCGTTGACTAACAGGGGACATGAATGCAGAGAGATATCTCTTCCACGTCCGATTTCCATGGCCCAACGACAAATGGCAGCATTAACTAAACAAAGTATGGGAAAACTAACAATTGATCCCATGAGCTGACCATTTTTCTGCTGATAACAGTCGTCTGCAGTGTACCGGTCTTTATCATCAACATCATCTTTCAAGAGACGATGGCCGGTTAGAGCGTCAGTAAAGAGCTCTTCGTAGAAAGTCCAGTCAAGTTCCGGTTGGGTTTCTCTCAAGATAGAGAATACCTCCTGGGCAGCAACCTCAGATGCAAATGATTTCATCATATTTGTAGCATCTTTGTAGTCGCCACTCAAAAAATACTCATTATTTTTAAGCCCAAACCGAAAAGTATCATCGAGCAATTTTTCTTCAAAATTAAGAATAGGCTCCCCGATGAGCTTGAACACCCGTTGTGTATGCATCTTACTCCAAATCGCCTTTTGAAACGGCTTAAGGAGGTAATAACTGATTGCTGGTCCCTTGGAGATTACGCGAGTCTTCAATGGCTCACTGAGCTCCACGAGATCAACATTCATATCACAAGAGGCTTCGACCATTG